GCAAAAAAATAAAGGGAAGTTTTTACACTTCCCTTTCATGCGTTCGCAAAGAAAAATCCTGCGTTCACTTGATTGCACAACCCACACCGACACCGAACAACAGACACCAAAAGCGGTTCTGCCATATCTGTCTGCGGTGAATCCTGCGTTCCTTATTGATTTGCTCTTTCAATGTCTGCAATGATGTTTTTAATTCGTCCCTGTCTTTGCGTAATGCGGTCAAGTCGATTTTCACATTCTGCAATTCCGTCTGTGATTGCTTCAGCAGATTCTCGGCTTTTTCCAACTGCATCTGCAGTTCTGCCGATGGTTTCTTCAGTTTTTGAAACTCCTGCCGAAATTGATTCAATTCGCTTTCCTGCATCGTCAATTCGTTTTTCAAGGCGTTCCATTGATTGATTGGTATTGTCATATGTGTCGGTGTTTCGGTCTGCGTCATAGCGAATCCATGCGAACAGGAGAAGCACAACAAGCACAACAATAGCAGGAACAAGATATTTGCGATATTTCTCCTCATACATACGCACCTCAATAGTGTTGCTGATACCATATTGCCTTGCCACGAATGGTCTGCAACTGATCGTAAAGGTTTTTGCCGGGACAAGCGGTTGCCATCAAATCCCTGTGACCGACAACATGGGTCGCATTGGGAATCAATCCGTATTTCTCGCATAACCAACCCACAAGGTAGGCACAGGATTCAATCTGTTGTTTGGTGGGTTCTGCCAACTCAAAATTGCCGCACAGATGTATGCCGATGGAGTTCCAATTCTGCCCCTGTGCGTGTGCGCCCACCGCCCATTCAGGTCTGCCAAATTCAATCGTGCCGTCCTTGCGTATAACGTAATGATACCCTATGCCTGACCATCCGTTCTGCAAGTGCATATAGTGGATGCGTTCTGCGGACAGGTCATCATCCGTCAGGTTACCTGTATGATGAATGACAATCAGGTCGGTATCATCCCTTGCGTATAAGCTGGTGAATTCCAAACCATAGTCTGTAATTGTTGGTGCTTGCGTTTTTAATCACCTCATTTCATCGTTTCTTTCTTCTTCTGCAAAAGACTCCGTATCTCTCCTGCTATCTTGATGCCAGCACTGTCAAGGTTCTCACAAATGCTGATTCCCTCTGTAATGCTCAATACACAGCACACAATGGTCAGTGCCGGCTGTATTGGCGCATGGCTGACAGACAGCACGATGTCAATCACGAATCCGGTAATCAAAAGCAGGGAATAGATAATGGTTTTACTACAGAACCCATCACGCAGGGCATAGGAGTCAACATATCTCCAATGGTGGGCACTCCAAATAAACTTGATATATGTCAGCAGGGAACCCCGCTTCTCCACTATCCGCTTATCGTACATAGCTTTATAAAGCAGGCTGGCTTGATAGACGCAGGCGGTAAAAATATCGATGATTTCCAACAACATTAGCAATAAGAAAATCGTGCCGATGTCCAGCAATGTTGCTCCTACTGCACTTGCCGCCAGCTTCTCAATGCCCTTATCTGTAACGGATTTTAACGTCTGCGACACTTCAATTTTTGAAAAAACTTCTTTCAGAATGTCTTTCAATTTATTTATCCTCTAATTGATTGATTCTGTCCCGTAACTCTTGCCGATACTTTTTAATTTCTGCGTATTCTTCTTCCGTCAATGCCCCGTCAACGTATTTCAGACATTTATAATCCGTTGCCGCCAGTTCTGCTTTTAACCGCTCAATTTCTGCGGCATCCCGTTCTTCTTGCGTTGGTTCGGGAGCGGGAACAACTTCGTAGTATTCGCCTTTATCCTCAATAGTAGCGTTATTGGCATTGCACCATTCTGCCGCAGAGGAGTAAGCGTTTAAATCATAATCGTTTTTGTAAAATTTTGTACCTATCATAATTCTGCCCCCTTATTTCCAATAACCTATGGCAATCCAATGCACAAGTGCAGAACCACTAAATCCGCTCGTAAAGTTAGTAGAAAACTTTGTAGCAGTAAGACCATTCACTCGTGCTGTTACTGTTGTTGCGTTTTGAGAAATTGCAACTTCAGGTGCACTGACAAACGGATTTGGGAATGTTACAGTTTGAGATGTTTCCGTTCCATCAACATTTCCAAAACATATCTGTAACCCACTATCATAGCGGATATAGTTAGTGCCGCTTGCGTTAATGCTTTCAACAGCATTCCCAGCAATAAACAGATCGCCTGTAACATTGCCGCCACTTAATGGTAAAAAGTTATTAAAAATATATTGTGCTTTTTCGTCATTCCGTTTTTGCAAGAAATCCCACATCTGCCTTGCCGGTGGGGTCGAACCCACGAAATTCCAACCCTCTTGATAATTGGAATCACTGAATTCATACGGAGTTAACGGGGAAGTAGATGCCCATATTTTATTGAAATTGTCCGTTGTGAATGCCATTATGCCGTCCTCCTCCACATATATACTGTCATATAGGGTGGCATTATATTCAGAGGTAATCCACCACCTGTGTTGTTGGTTGTATGTGTATGGCTTCCTGCGGTAGAAGTTGTCAATATATGCGTATGATTTCCTGCGGTAGAAGTAGAACCTGTCCACGATTCGGACGCATCAAAACTGAAACCACGCATCATTCTCCCTTGTACGTTCCCGTCCTCTGTAGCGTACTGTGTTCCGTAAATTGCCGAAAAAGCACCACTTACTGTTGGATAGGTTTCGCCAAAGCTTTCATTGCCCATACCACGCCCTGATGCGTCAATTTTACCCGTGATATTCATAGAACCCCTTGTATGGGAATGGTTTCCTGCGGTAGAAGTTGTTGCCGTATGATTATGGTTTCCGCTTGCGTTCACAGTGTGGTTATGTGCTGGAATGTTATTCACGGCAATTGTTTTCGTTGCGCTTCCACCCGTTGTGTTTGCCGCATAGGTGTCACCACTCGCCAACAGGAATCTATCTTTTAACCGCACCCATGTGCCACCAAACAACGTGGAAGGATCTGTTGCATTGAAGCTAATGTAAACCGAACCCACAGGGTAAAGCTTCGATGCGGTTTGTTGCATCTGATTGTATAGCCAGTTCAATTTGGTATCGACTAACTTGAACCACGCATCAAATTCGTTTTTTGTGGGCGGTGCTGAACCAACAAAATCCCACCCTGTCACATAATCCGCATCGCTAAAAGTGTATTCAGGCAATGGTGAATTCGATGCCCACACTTTAGAAAAATCAGGTGTTGCCATAGTACCTCCTTATCTACCAAAGTAGAAATTAAAATTCAATCAGGTCAGAAAACACGCCAACTTCAAAACCCTTTGCGCCTTCCTGATCTACGAAACCGAAATGGTTTTCAGGGATTTCGCTAACAAAATCCAACCCTACGCCACCGGCACGGACGAACAAATCCAATGCCCTTGCTAACACGATGTCATTATCTGTCAGTTCTCTGCCGATGCCAATGCCGATCTTGGCATTTCCCAATTCCGTCAATGAAACAAAGGGTGCGCCATATATGAATTTAACAGATTCAATCGTGCTTTCCGCAGTGCCTTTGGTGGTATCCTTTGAAACCTTGTGCCATAGAACAGGTCTGTATGTTTCATCGTCAAGGATGCTTGTTGCGGTATACGGCACGGCAGGAGTATCCCTGAACCGACCCACATTGAAGGTCAGTGTATTAGGTTGGTCATAGAAACCGAAAAATTCAAGCTGGATACTTCCTGCAATGTTCCTCGACCTGTCAATCAACACACCGATGTTGTCTAACTGCACACCACTTCCAGTGTCAATCCATCGTTTGTTTTGAAGGTCATTCAGTGCCGTTGTCAGTTCGTCCAGTTCCGCACCTAATGCGTTCAAAAAAATCTGCATATTCACAGATTTAGAAAACTGCATCAGGAGATGGCTAATCATTGATTCACTTCGTGTCATGATATGGTCACCTGAATCCTTGTCGCATCAAATGTTGCCACATGACGGGCATCAATGCTGATATTGTTGGAAGAATAGGTGCTTCCGTTGGTAGAAGCCGTCACTGTGATATATCCAATGCCTGATACATTCTGATAGATAGCACCCATGAACCTTTGCAGAATGACATCGTTGCCGACAGTGAGTGAATTGCCGTAGTTTAATACGGCTTCGGTAATCATTGCCTGTGCGTTAGGCGGCAGTGCTTCTTCAGGGTATTCCGTCACAGTGATGTTCAGGTAAATAGGTACAATCAAAGGTCGATTAAAATTGATCGTATGCGGAAATCCCTGCGAATCATTGATGGAAACAGACTGCGAACCGAACGTGTCGATTCCTGCGGCTTTTTTCTGCCATATTGTCAGACCGATTTCGTCAGTTTCGCCACCATTCACAACCGCTTCAATACTGTGCGGTGGTCTGCCTTCTGAATCGGTGGTGTCAGAATCGTTTTCATACACATATGCAGAAGTCACACCATTCAATGTCATCAGTGCAGACGCAATACTGTCTGTCATGCCCACCGAACGGGTATAAAGTGATGCATTCCACCTTTGGCGCAGTGCCGTATCACTTTCTGCTAATCGTCCAGTGTTCGCTGATACGTTATTGCTGACAGAATCCCATCCTGCGTATGTGGTCACAATATCGGTCAGGTCACCGATTGCAGGGGTGATTGCGCCATCCGTGGTGCATTCAAATGTCACAGGTGAACCAATGGTTTCAAATGTCATGTTATTGCTGATCGCAACAGAAAATGTGTTTTCCTGATTACTTTCCGTAATCCGTAGTACATCATTTTCCACGCTTGCAGGAATTGCGGTAATCTGTGAACCGATTGCCGTCAGCACTGTCGCAATGGTGTCCGTGCTTGTTGCGGTGTGGGAATAGATAACCCCATCCACTGTTGCGGAATAGGTTTCGCCTTCGGTGACAGATAACAACGTAATGCCCACATCACAGGTTTCCTGTGCCGAAATCACTGCGTTTGCGTCTACACACTGAAAGATGATGTTGCTATCTGTAGAGGACGAAATCTGTGCGCCATAGGGAATCTGCGTTCCGTTTGTTCCGTAACAGGTACACACAACAGTGGTCTTTTCTGCCGCAATCGGTGTGATGCCAGCTAATGCCGCAGAATTGTCCAGCGAAACACCACTTGCGGTATGTGGGTACATCGCCCCATACACCTGTGCCGCCTGTTCCCAAAGGTCAGCAATTTCATAGCTGAAAACGCCTATTAACTGACCGAACACAGAATTTGCTTCGGTGGAAATCTGCACACCAAGCTGGTCAGCAATGCGTGAATTCATCGATTGTATAATGTCAGTAAGTCGTTTCTGTTTGAAACCTTCTGACGATAACCCATAGTCAGCCATACCCCAACAACTCCCTTCTTGTCAGCAATCCTGCGGAAGTGTTTGCGGTATAGGTGACCGACAGGATGCGTTCTTTTGCGTTTACGTTTAAAGTTAATTCCGTAACGGAATCTACCCCGTCAACCGACATGATTGCTTCACGGAATATTTGCCGAATGTGTTGCAGATTGGGATTTTTTACACAAATATGTTCCAAATACGGAATGCCTTGCGTGGTATCCAAAAACCACTCCTGAAACCAAAATTGCAATGTGATTTTAATTTGCTGACCGATTCTTTCTGCATTGTCAATCAACATCAAATCGTTGTTGTGAAATACCAAATCCCACGAATCAACATTGAGTGCTAAATCATACAAGATAACACCTCCTATTGCGGTTTGTTGGTAGTGCTACCACCACGTTCAACGCCACCATGCACATGCTTGGTCAGTGAAATGCCGTTGACAACAAGGTCACCACCACCGAATGTTGCCGTTGTGCCGTCTGCCAACGTGATTTTGAATGTTCCCTCGTTCAACACTGCCAGCGAACCATTGTTGAACAAACAAACATCATCAGGGTTGCTTTTTAGGGTCGGCACGGATGCGGAAAACAGTGTCGGTATAGCATATGCATCGTTTAACGAATGATTCCGCATATCGTCAGATTTTTCACCTGACAAAAAGTTTTCGATTTGATGGTCGGCAAAGATGATAATGCAAGTGTCACCCGTCTTTACAGGAAA